GCTGTTGGAGGCACCGCTGGTGCGAGACGACGGGACCACCCTCCGGACCCGGCTGCAGGTGATCGACATCGGTGACCAGGCTGACGTGGTGTCGGAGTACGTCCGGACGCGGGCCCGGCTGCAGGTCCGGGCGGTCCGCGGCGTGGATATGCAGGGGATGGTTGAGCCGGTCAAGCGCGCGCGCAAGCGGAACCGCTACGGCATCGAATGGTGGCAGGTGAGCAACAGCCTGACCAAGCGGGCGCTCTTCTCGCGGCTCGGGAAGGTGACGCTCCCGGGCCCGGGTTACATCGAGTTCGATGCGTCGGTGACGGACGAGATGCTGGAGCAGTTCACGGCCGAGAAGTTGGTGCGCCAGAGCGGGCGGCGGATCTGGATGCGGATCTCAGGCCGGGCGAACGAGATGATCGACCTCTGGCGCTACGGCTACGCGGGCCTGTGGATGATCGGCGGCTCGGCGCGTGACCGGCTACAGCGTGCGGTCGTATCGGAGTCCCCCGTGCGGGATCGGCCGGGGGCACCGGAGGCGTCAGAGGAGGCGGCGCGCGCGCGGGACGACGCGCCGCCAGTGGTGCCCGGGCGGCGGGTGGTGCGGGTGAGTCGGCCGGGTTCGGGGTGGGTCAACGGCTTCCGGAGGAAGGAATGATCTCACTGGCACTGACGCGCGGCCTCGCGGACACGCGCCTGACGCCGATCCAGCGCTTGACGCTGGCGCATCTCCACGGCGAGCTCAACTGGTCGGAGTACCGCCCGATCAAGTTGGCGAACGTGCGGCACGGGATTCACTGCACCAAGGGCGCGGCGTACAAGGCGCTCGTCGCCCTTGAGCGTTGGGGCTACATCGAGGCGCATCCGACCGAACACGGACCCCGCCATTTCCGCCTCATGAACCCGGACAGTCTCCACGTGGAAACCAGCCGCGCGGCGTAGTCCTACGCGCTAACCGTCATCGGGGCGAACGTGCCTCGTATGACGGTGACTCTGCCCACCGCGCCCCCGGTGCGCGCCGTAGCCGGCGACACGTGGACGTGGACTGACACGAACAGCGACTACCCCGCCTCCGATGGCTGGGTGGTCGCGTATGTGATCGCCGGGCCGTCCACGTTGACGTGGGACGCGGCGTTCGCCGTGGCCTCGGGCGACACCACCACCATCACGATCCCGGCTGCGTCGACGGCCCCGCTCGCGGCGGGGCCGTATCGCATCGTGGCGACCTACACCCTGAGCGGCGCGCGCTACTCGGTCGAGCACCCCGCGCTGGTCGTGGCGGCCGATCCGGCGATGCTGGCCCCGGGTGACACCGTGTCGTGGGCGGAAAAGACGCTGGCGGTGATCGAAGCGTTCCTCGGGGGCCACCTCGAGGGCGGGGTGGGCTACTACCAGATCGGCAACCGGCAGGTGACGGCGATCCCGTTGCCGGAACTGATCCAGATGCGAAACAACCTCAAGGCGGAGGTGGCCGCGCAGCGTCGCGGGCGCCGGGGCGTCCTGGGGCCGACGCTGGCGTTCGCCTATCGCGATCCCGGCGTGCGCGAGGACGTGCTGTAGATGGGGATCTTCACGCGGACCCCGGCGATTGTCCCCGTGCGGCCCCGTCAGGTGACGGCGAAGCGGTCGTTTGCGGCGGCGGCGCTGTCGCGGCTGTTCGGGGCGTGGGGCGTGGAACTGGTGGCCGCGGATGACGAGCTGGCGCTCGCGATCGACAAGCTCCGTTCGCGGTCGCGGGATCTGACACAGAATAACCCGCTCGCCTCGGCCGCCGCGCGGGCATTTGTGGAGAATATCGCGGGCCCGACGGGAATGCTCTGCACTCCGCAGGTCACGAACCGCTCCGGCGACCTCCGCTCCCCGCTGAACCGGAAGTTGAGCGCGTGGTGGACCGCGTGGGGCCAGCCCGGCACCTGTACGGTGGACGGCCGCCTGTCGTGGGTCGATCTGCAGCGGCTGGCAGTGCGGACGTGGCGGGTGGATGGCGAGTTCTTCGCGATCAAGCACCGCTCGAAGCGGGTGAACCGCTTCGGCTACGCCCTGCAGCCGATCGACGCCGACCAGGTGGACCACACCTACAACGTCCGGCGCTCGGCGACTCGGAACGCGGTCCGGATGGGGGTCGAGGTGGACAGCCTCGACCGGCCGGTGGCCTACCACATCTTCACCGACCATCCGAGTGGCGGCCTGAGCCGGACGCGCGAGCGCGTCCCGGCCGACCGGGTCTTGCACCTCTTCGAGCAGTTGCGGCCCGGCCAGACGCGCGGCATCCCGGCTGGTGTGGCGGGCATGGCGCGGCTCAAGATGATCGACCAGTACGACCAGTTCGAGCTCGGCGCCGCGCAGTTGGCCGCCGGGATGGCCGTGCTGTTCAAGCAGGCGGCCGACGGGCCGGTGATTCAAGACGAGAACGGCAACGACCTCGCCTCCGAGATCCCGCTCACGATCGAAGCGATGCAGGGCAAGCTCTTGCCCCCGGGCGTCGAGCCATTCGCGCTGTCCGCCGAGCACCCGACCTCCGCCTACGAGTCGTTCTCGCGCGCGGGGCGTCGGGACGTGGCTGCGAGCTACGGCCTCGCCTATTCGACGCTCACGGGCGACCTGACGCAGGCGAGCTACGGCTCGCTCCGCGACGGCTCGCTCAAAGAGCGCGACCTCTTCCGCGGCTACCACCGCTCGTTTGCGACGCATTTCTGCGAGGTCGCCTACCGCGACGCGCTCGAGCAGTCGGTGCTCACGGGCGCGATCCAACTGCCCACGGAAAACGCGGATGAGTGGAACGCGGTCGCGTTCTCCGGTCGCGGCTGGGATTGGATCGACCCCGCGAAGGACATCAAGGCGACGGAGGCGGAGATCAAGCTCGGCCTGACCAGTCGCCAGCAGGCGGCCCGCGAGATGGGTCGCAACTACGAGGACGTGCTCCGGGAAACCTCGGAGGACCTGAAGAACGCCGCCGAGTGGGGCGTGCCCGTCCACGGGACCGACAAGGGCCCCGTGGTGGAGGCACCCGACCCGAACGATGCCACGACGGAAGGAGGCGTGAATGCCGGAATTGACTGAACCGGCCGACCTGCCCGCATACCTGCGGGGCAAGCCGGTCGGCTACGACGTGCGCGCGATGACGCTCGAGTTGGAGCGTGGCCCGGAGGGCGAAGTGACGCCGCTCCGGATCGCGATCTCGAGCGAGGAGCCCTACGAGCGATACGACTGGTGGACGGGTGAGCGGTACCTCGAGGTGCTGGATCACCGGGCCGAGGCGGTGGACCTCCGCTACGTCGCGGATGGGATGCCGTTCTGCCTCGACCACGATCTGAGCCGGATGGTCGGCCTCGTGGAATCCATCGAGGTCGGGAGCGATCGGCGACTCCGCGGCGTGCCGCGGCAGGGCCACCACCCGGACGCCTCGTGGGCGTTCGCCGACATCACCTCCGGGATCCGGAAGAAGGTGAGCGTCGGCTACGTCCGCGGCGACTACGAACTGTTCACGCTGGACGACGGCCGCGAGGCGCGCCGGTACCGCTGGATGCCCTACGAGGCGTCGAGTGTGCCGGTGCCCGCGGACTACACCGTGGGAGTGGGTCGGAGTGCGGTCGGGGCCGCACCGACCCGGGAAATCACCCCCCCGATGGCGCCCGCAGGGGCGGAGGCAGCAATGAGTGACGTGGTGCAGGACGCCCCCGAGACCGGGGCCAAGGCCGAGAAGGAGCGCGTGACCGCGCTCCGGGACCTCGGCAAGCGGTACGAGGCGGTGGTCGGCGCCGGGCGTGCGGCCGACTGGATCGTGGACGGCGTGTCGGTCGAGCGCGCGAAAGACGAGATCATGGCGAAGCAGGCGGATAAGGCCCCGGAGGTTGTCACCCGCACCGAGCGCGAGCCGGCGAAGGCCGAGTTCGAGACGCCGGGTGAGTTCTTCCAGGCGGTCGCGCGCGCGGGCATGAACCCGCATCAGGTGGATCCCCGCCTCAAGCAGCGGGCCGTCTCGGGCAATTCCGAGGGGCTGGCGGCCGACGGTGGCTTCGCCGTGCCGAAGCAGGTGCAGGTCGCGATCACCGAGTCGCTGTGGGAGACGGGCCAGATCCTGAGCCGCGTCAACCGCATCCCGGTGACGGGCAACGGCATCAAGCTCGTCCGCGTGGACGAGACCTCGCGCGCCGACGGCTCGCGCGGTGGCGCCGTGACGGCGGAGTGGGTCGCCGAGGGCAACAAGCCCTCGACCGGCAAGATCAAGCTCCGTGAGCACAACCTCGACGTGAAGAAGCTGGTCGGCATCGGCTATGCCACTGAGGAGCTGCTCGAGGACGCCCCGGCCCTCGAGGCCGAGATGACCCGCGCGTTCCGCGACGAGCTGCTGTTCAAGGCCGAGGACGGGATCATCAACGGCACCGGCAACGGCCAGCCGCTCGGCATCCTGAGCTCCGGCTGCCTCGTCTCGCAGGCCATCGAGTCGGCGCAGACCATCGCCAACAGCTCGAGCAGCATCGCGGCCAACCTGTCGAAGATGCTCTCGCGCGTCCCGGCGGGCCTGTGGGCGGGGTGCACGTGGATCATGAACCCGTCGCACTTCCCGACGCTCATCACGGCGACGCTCGGCAACCAGCCGATCTTCATGCCCGCCGGTCTCGGCGGTCGGGGCTACAACACGGTCCTCGGGCTGCCGGTGATCTTCGCCGAGCAGTGCGCCGCCGTGGGCACCCCGGGCGACATCATCCTCGCCAACCTGAAGCAGTACGACCTCGCCGAGAAGTCGAGTGGCCCCGCCATGCAGACCTCGGCGCACCTCCGCTTCGACTACGGCGAGATGACGTTCCGCTTCGTCTACCGGATCGACGGGCAGCCCGCGTGGCGCTCGGCGGTCACCCCCTTCAAGGGCGCCGACACGAAGAGCCCCTTCGTGACCCTCGCGACCCGCAGCTAACCCGGCAACGGGAGAGGAGTGCAAGATGGCAGACACCACCACCTTCCCGGATCGGTTCGGGATGACCGTCGCCCTCAAGCCCGCGACGGACGCCGCGGGCCGCACCGGCGACTACGTGCGGATCAGCAAGGCGCACAAGACGTACATCGTCGCCGTCATCAACCAGGGCGCCGCGAACACCATCGCCCTGTCGATCTCGAAGGCGACGGCCGCGGCCGGGTCCGGCGCGACCACCATGACCGAGACGGTGCCGATCTGGGCCTGTCAGGACGTGGAGACCTCGAACGTGCTGACCAAGCAGACCGACGCGGCGAACTTCACCACGTCGGCCGCCACCACGGTCAAACAGGTCGTGTTCGAGATCGCCCCCGGTGCCCTCGGCGCGACGTACGACTTCGTGGCGCTGGTCACTGGCGCCTCGAGCGCCAGCAACATCACGGCGGCCTACGCGATTCAGGTGCCGCTCGTCGCCTTCGCGGGTGGCGACAACATCATGGTCGACTGATGAGCGACCGCATCCCGCGTGATGTGCTCGTCATGTGCCGGGGCTTCGGGTCGACCGAAGTCCGGGCGCCGGGCGGCGCGTTGCGCGGGGTGTTGGACGAGCAGGATGTGGAAGAGGCCGTGCCGGGCTACGAGGGGCAGTCGCGCCTCGTGACCCGGCGCGTGCTCCGTGTGCCGACCCCGCACGCCATCGCCTACGAGATCACCAAGGACGCCACGCTGTCGATTGGCGACATGGACTATGTGGTCCGGGATCTTCGGCGCGAGGCGGATGGGGCGCTCACGATGGCCGTGCTGGCCGCGGGGGCGCGTCGTGCTGCTTGAATCGGTGCGGATGGTGGCGGCGTGGCTGGATGACGCGACACACGGCGTCAACGCCATCCTCGCCACGCTCCCCCGGGACGGGGCGGACACCCTCGCCCCGGACGTGACGGTGTTGTCGGAGGTCGACAGCGAGCGCGCGGCGCTCGGGCGACCGGCCGACACCCAGGACGAACTCGACCCGACCCCGGCCCCCGTGCTGGCGGTCTCCGCCTTCGGCGGCGACGACGCCTCGCCGGCCACCGTGCGCCCGATTGGCGACGGGACCGTGCGGGTGCTGGTGCGCTATGAGGCGCGGAACGTCTCGGCCGCCCTTGGGCGCCGGGACGCCTACTACACCCTGCGAGCGGTGCAGCAGTGCCTCCGGGCGCTGTCGCTCGACGGGGACCCCAGCACCGACCGGACGCGCAACGCGGTGCACTTGATCGCACTGAACGAGTTGCGCGTCGAGTCGGCGGACGCCGCGCTGGTGGACGCTGGGATCTACGGACAAGTGGTCGCGGGGTGGGATGCTCGCGACCTGACCATGACCTGAGAGGAGGGCCAGATGGCCGCGATTCACTTCGAGATCCACGGCGTGGCCGTCCCTGTCCCTCCCGAGGTGGAGGAGCAGGGCGACGCCGCGATGCAAGCATGGTACGACGCGCAGGTGGGCACCAAGGCCCCCGCCCCCAAGACCGTGAAGGCCGACACCCCGAAGGAGGGTTAAGCGATGGCCGCCCCCGACAAGCGCAGTCTCGTCTACGGGTTCCTGCTCGACAAGGAATCCACCTACGGCACCGCCACCACCCCGTCGTCCTCGACGGACCAGGTGCTGATGCAGTTCTCGGATCGCTATCAGGCGACCCTCGGCGTCGAAGCGTTCGACTTCGACGGCGACATCGGCGTGTCCTCGGCGGACCTCGGCGAGCTGAAGCGCGTCGCCATGTCCGGCAAGTCGATCTCGGCCGACATCCCGGTGCGCGCCAAGGGCGCCGGCGTCGCGTACGCCGCCGGCACGAAGCCGGAACTCCACGCGGCGCTCGAGGTGTCGGGCTTCACCGCGACCGGCTCCTTCACGGCGAGCTCGGAGAAGTGGACGTACGCCCTGACGGGCGACGTGGCGGCCTACGCCTCGGCGACCTGCTACTACTACGGCCACGGCGAGTTGCGCAAGAGCAAGGGCACGGTCGCGAACTGGTCGTTCAGCTTCGACAATCAGGCGCCCCCGATCCACACCTTCCGGCTCCTCGGGATCTACGAGGGGTCGCTCACGGACGTGGCCGTCCCGGCGATCACCTACCTCTACCCGACGATCGTGCCGCCCCTCGCGGGCAACTCCACGATCACCATCGGCTCGTGGACGCCGGTGATCTACTCCGGGTCGTTCGACCTCGGCCGCGCGATCGACAACCCGCGCGTCCCGCTCAACAACACGGGGACGCACCTCGGCTACCTGCCGGGCGGGCACGCGGCACGTCTCCGCCTGACGGTCGAGCGGCCGGCGCTCGCGACCTACAACTACGAGACCATCCGCGACGCGGCGACCTCGGCGGCCATCACGATGGTCTTCGGTTCGACGCAATACAACCGCTGGAAGGTCAACCTCGACACCGCGTACCTGATCTCGGCCACGCCGTCCACGCGGAACAGCGTGGCGACGCTGGATCTCGAGTATGCCTGCGTGAACTCGGCGCCCGGGACCGAGGACGCGGTGGAAGTGGTCTTCGACTGATGGGGTTCGACGCGGACGCCTTCGCGCGGGCGCACTTGCCGTGGACGGTCACCCTCCGGGGCGAGACGTTCACGGCGGTCGACCCGAGTGCGGACGAAGTGATCCGCTTCCGGGCCGAGATGTTGGCGGCGTCGGAGGATCTGGTGGCGCAGCGCGCGGTGCTGCGTCGCTTCCTCCGGCGCCGGTTTCCGTGGCGGGTCGGCTACCTCTGGCGGGGCGATCCGGTGGGGCGATTTCTCGCCCTGCCGCTCGCGTCGCAGGAGGCCGCGTTGCTGACGCTTTTTCACCATCTGGAGGCGAGGCG